AGAGACTCTTTCTGCTGTTTCCGCAATGACACTTACCGGTCTTCAAGCCAGCACTTCAATGAGGTATCTCAGAACGGCTCTTTCTAAGATTGTTGCTCCATCAAAACAAGCAAGAGAGGCCGCCGAGGGTCTGAGCTTCGAGTTCAACCAAGCCGGTCTTCAAGCGTTAGGTCTTCAAGGATTTTTGTTTAAATTGAGCGAAGAGGTTGGGGACGACGCTGAAAGAATGACGCGGTTGTTCGGTTCAGTTCGTTCAGTGAATGCTGTTCTTGCTCTTACGGGTTCTGCCGCAGATGCTTACGCAGAAACACTGAAACAATTTGGAGAGAATGCCGGAGATCTCCAAGAGGCTTTTGAGAAGATCGAAAACACATCAGCATTTAAGCTTGAAAAGATCGGGGCAGGTCTTGAGGCTGTTCAGGTTGCGTTCGGAAGGGTGTTCGCGGAGATTTTGAATGGAAGTGGCGTGTTCGATTTTGTAATAAAAGTCATAGAGGTTTTAATCGAGACGTTGATCGAGTTTTACAAAACAAGCGAAGGAATAACGGATGTTACAAGATCTATAGTGAACCTAGGCGTCGCATTTGGGTTGTCGGCTCTTTCCGCAGACGATTGGAAGGATGCTTTGCTTGTTGCTTTCGAGAGAACGGCGAAGGCGGTAGCGAACATTGTAAGCGTTATAACAATCGTAATCGAAACCTTAAAACTCCCTTTCGCTTTGGCGGCTGGAGCAATCAATGTTTTAAAGGGCGTTATAGCGAGAGCGTTCATTTCTATTCAGGAGACAGCAAAAACTGCGTTTTATGGATTGGCAAGGGTGGCTGGTTTTTTTGGAATGGACGAAATGGTGATGAGATCATTAAACGCTATAGATACGCTAAACTCACAGCTGGAGAATACTAGAGAATACTTATCGGACACAAATGCGGCGGGGGGAATCGATGCCGCTTTGGATGGGTACATCGAGAGGGTTTCAGCGACACTTGCTGTGCTGAGATCATCCGGCGGTTTTGGTTTGGATCAAGACAGAGAAATACCGGAATCTCTTCAAGATTTATTGAAAACGCTTCAAGAATTACAAGAGTTAGTAAACAACAACGGTGGAGCAAATCCACAGAACATAAGCACGGCAACCAAGACACTCAGAGAACGTCTCGGGATTCCATCCCAAGAAGAGATAGATGAATTATTGTCGACGGTAAAGGAAATTTACAGCGCCGATTTTATGTCAGACGAAGGAAAGAGAGCTGCGCAACAAAGTCTGATCGAGAAGTTTCAAGGCTTTTACGATGTTTTGAAGCAATTCGGAATCGAAGTAACCGATGAATTTGAAGCCACTTTTGCTGCGATTAAAAAAACCGCAGAAGAGGTTTTAGGCGAGCGAAGACAGACCAAGACCGAAGACAACAGTCTTATTAGAGACAGGGAGTCATTGCTTTCATTCAGGGCGGATAGAGAAGAACGAGAATTGTTGAACTTTGGTAGAAAGATAAGCGAGAGCATCGCGGAATCAGTAGAGAGAGGGTTCGCTGATGGGCTTTACGCATTCATTAGTGGAGAAGGAAGCGTTTCTGATGTGTTGATTTCTTTTATGAGATCTATTCAGAGGATCTGGGCTGATTCTGTGGCCGCCGGGATTATCGAAGGTCTTGGAATTGCGGAAGGAGCAAAGCAGGTTGGAAGCTGGGCTGGTTCATTGATTAAGACTGGAGTTTCTGCCGTGTTGGGTGGAGGTGCCGATGTTTCATCCGCCGTGTCTTCTGCTTCGTCTTTCTCGAGCAGCTCGACTCCACTTGGGCAGGTCAATGTATTTCAATCTGTCACCGACGGGAACCAGATTGTTCTCACTGCCGTAAATAATAATCCGAGAATCATTACGAATGTCGTTCAAGGAAGTTTATCCAATTATGGTTCACCGTTGAATAACATGGCGAGGGCGGGATAATGGGGACGCAGATCGAATATACTTTCGATTGTAATTCCGGTGTTTCTTATGGATTGGATTGTGTTATGGATGAGTCGAACCCAGACACTACATCTACGGCTCCATTAGTTTTAAGAAAGAGTTCTGGGTCAGATGAATGTCGTATCTTTATGAGACCATCAACAGGTTCTTCGTGGGTTGCCGCATCAAACACGCACAGAGTTGTGAATTCCATCACGCTGAATCTGAACGTTACTGCGAATAGTTCAACTGTTGATTCCACGATAAACATTCAAGCGGTAAAACAAAACACTTCGGGCGGATGCGACATTCATCCTTATGAACTTCTGACGTGGAATGAATATTCTACACCTGTTCATCGCTCATGGTCAACAGCGGGTGCTAAGGATACAACCGACGATCTATACGAATCAGGTAAAGATTATGGTCTTGGTCCGGTTATGAACAGAAGAAACATAATTGCTACCACGGTGACGTCAGGCATCGTCTCGCTAAGCATTGATCCGCGAATGTGGGAAGAGTACTTTATCGCGAACCATGAGAACTATGGATTTATTTTAAGCACAGACGTTGAAGGTGTTTCAATCACATTTGATGGCTCAACCGGCGGCGGAACAGCCCCAACAATGGTTGTTGATTATTCTCCGCCACTCAACACATATGGTTCTGGCGATGATCGTTTTGACATTTCCTACAAAGGGATCTATTCGGTGAAATTCGACACAAAGATTTACGGCGAGGGATCCGGCGCGGAAACGAGATTCGCTAAATATTCTACACCAGTGAGAGTGTTTTCTCTTGAGGCTGTGTCGATGTATAAGACGACTGATGATAAGGGATCAGCTGAGTTTCTTTACGATTTTTTCATTGCAAGACAGGGGCGTCTTGAACCGTTCTATGTATATTCTCCTTTTCATGGAGAATGGGTAAGGGTCAGATTCGACTCCGACATTTTAGATATTGAACAATTTGAGTATAATTTGTATAATAGCGACATCAAACTGATTGAGGATCCTTTGTTATGAAGACCACGTCGGATGCTACAATAAATTCTTTAAACGAAGTTTCTTCTCACTACATTCAATTTGTGAAAGTTACTATGGCAAGTGGTGAAGAATTGAGAGTGTGTTCTGATAATACAAACACAACATTTAGGGGTGAAGAATATCGAGGCATCGGGAGTCAGTTCAAAATAAACAGAGTGAATGAGAACGATAGAGGAGAGATCAAAGGTGTTTCTGTAACGCTTGGAAACCAAGATGGGTTGTTTGCTTATCCAGTTCTTAATGGAGACATCGAAGAGGCATCGGTAACGATTTTTGTTTCTACAGAATCCGCGTTATCTTCTTCTGACGGAATCGGTTTCTTTGCCGGGATTGTCACGAACATCTCTTTTGATGAGTTGACGTGTACTTTGTATTTAGACTCTAAGGTATCGCGATTTTCAGACGCTACGGGGAGAAGATATTTGCCGACATGTGCATGGGTTTTTAAAGGGACTGAGTGTGCATATTCTGGAGGAGAATCTTCTTGCGATAAAACATTATCTGATTGCGTGGCCAGAAGCAATGAAGATAGATTTGGAGGTTTCGATGTCGTTCCTACCGCAGGAGGTTGATGAGTATGTTGAAGCGCATAAGAAGCTCGTTTATTCAAACAACGGTTTCAATTGTGTTGTTTTTCTTAGGGATTACCTTAAGCGCTTTGCTGGCGTTGAGCTTTCTTTTCCGTACGACTGGAAAAAGAGAGTATTAAAAAGAGACTATGAGTATTTTTGGAAAAAATTGAAACCGCAAGTCAATGTTAATTCGGCCAAAGAACCACACTCTACAGGAGACATTCTTCTTTTTGTCCATCAAGAAGAGCTCAAAGGCTATGGAATCATTGGCGAAACGAGGGTTCATTTGGTTGATGAGGTTGCGGGCGTTGTTTCTGTAAGACAACAAATCAAGAAATACGCGACACACATCATTAGGCTGACTTGACATGGGCTTTCTTGCTCCATTAGCGTCCGCAGCGTTTGCGGCAGTGGTATCAGCTACCGCAGTTACAGCCTATACAACCTTGGCTATTTCGTTTGGAATCAATTGGGCTGTTAATGCTCTCACGAAGAAGAAAGAGGTCCAATCTTCAGGCTCTCGGTCTGGAGACAAGAAGATCGGACCATTGTATTCGTTTTCTGGTTATGAGACGCAAGTCGATCCGCGTTCTAGGATCGGAATTCTTTACGGAACAACCAGAGCATCTCTTCAAAGGATTATTGCTTACGTTAGCGGAATAGCTTGCCAACAAAGAGATATCGTGTCAGCGGTTTATGGTGTGTGCGAAGGAGAGATTGATACAAATTCGTCTTTTGATGTCTTTGTAAATGACAAGAATTACGATGATCTTGATGTAATAGATCAAGGAACAGTTTCTCCAATTAACAGCAAAACACTGAAGCTTGGGACAAACAATCAGACAGCTCTGCCACAGGCCACGAATTATAAATCGACATTTTTTAATGGGCTTATTGTTAATCCGTATCGAACTTATAGGGGGAAGATCGTTGAACATTGCTACATAAATTCAGCGAACGCTACAGCAAATTACAGCGAAGAAGCAAAAGTATCTCAGAGCGGTTCAAATCATAAAAGAATCATTGCTAAGTTTGATATGAGCGGATTCAACCCAACGGGATCCGTTAGAATTTTAGAGACGTCTATTTACGCAAAGTTCACTGATAATAGTTCTAGCGGTATGGTTGCTCCAGAGATTTACACAATGAAGGATCCCATAACTGGGTCAGATACCATTGACACGAGTGCGGCGACTTGGAACACATATGACGGATCTAACGTTTGGCCTTCAGGAGCCGGTGCGATAAATGACAGGTTGAATTCAACAAACTGGAACGGATCTGGCGCTGGACAGTTTACAACTTCCGAGACTTCCGGATACAGAAAGTGGAGATTACAGTCGTCTGGAGGAATATTTGCGGGAGAAGAATTAAATTCTCAAAACGGCTGGTTGATGATAACTTCTGGGTTAGACGGAACCGATATGACGTTTGACTTTAGCGAGGCTTTTATTGAGATTTTTTATGCGCCAGAAGATCACCTCAACAGCGGGTCGGCATCAGATGATCCAGAGTATGTTACGTCAACATACGGAAGTGACGTCACTTCGCTTTCGATCGGACTCTCTGCCCCGAGCGGTATTTATGAAATTAGTGGAAGCGGAGTATCTCAAGGATACGTTGTATTCTCTGTAGGATATAGTATACACGACGCAGATTCATGGACAGAAGAAATCCACGTGCTTTACGGAAATTCATCGAATCCGCTCAAAATAGTGCTTGATTTATTTTCGGGGGCGTCACCGAATCAATGGGACATCAGAATTAAACCTTTGAGTTATGCCATGGCTGCTGGAATGTACGGATCGGCCAATCCGCCGTTGTTGTCTTCCACTCGCCTCCAGACACTTAGAATAGAGTATGTGAATGAAGGAAGGGAGCTTACGCACAAGTTTCCTAACACTGCGCTTCTAGGGTTGGATCTAGAAGCCAGCGAACAAGTTTCTGGTGGACTACCTAACGTGAGTGCGGTTCTTGATGGATTGAAGGTGAGGGTTTATACTGATACGACAAGTTATTCAACTTCACACAGTTCTAACCCATCATGGTGCGCTTTGGACTTCATCACCAACACGAGATATGGGCTGGGAATAAGTCATGATAGTGTAGACATTCAAAGCTTTCTTGATTTCGCTGACTTTTGCACAGACAATTCGTTCTCATGCGATTATTTCACGCAAAAAACGTCAGGGAGAGATATTCTGGATGACATCCTTTATCCAAACAGGGCTTTTATCTCGGAAAGCGTTGACGGTGTGAAGGTTTTTTGGGATAGGCCTCAAACATCGACAGCTTGGAAGTTTTTTCAACAGACTTCTACTCAGCGTGGAAATATTGAAGAACTAGTTGTCAACATGACACCAAACAGAGATAAGGCAACAAGGGCGACTTGTGAGTTTTTGAATGAGTTAAACAATTACGAGACCGATCACGTTTCGTATGAGGATTTAACGGCAATTTCTACGGAAGGCGTAAAGGAACTGACGGCCTCATTGGCGTCAGTAACTAGCAAGACTCACGCTGAGAGTTTTGCTGAATATCTATTGAAAAAACAGCGCTTAAGTGATATAATGGTAACGTTCAAGACTCACCACGGTTCGGTGATGATTGAACCGATGGATTTGATAGAAATCACGCACGACCTAGGCTCGACCAGTTGGTCGTCAAAAAAGTTCTTGGTTGCTGAGGTCTCTAAATCGAACGATCCGACGAACATGACAGTGATAGCGGTTAATTACGATTCTGACATTTATCCGTAAAGAAAAAAGGAGTGAAATGAAATGAAGGTTAAATCTTTAGTAGCTACACTTCTTGTGGCTTCGTTTGTTACTCTTTGGGTATCCTCAGCAGTTGCTGTTGATGAAGTTAGAGTGGTCGGAGATGGAGTGACGCGCTTGTGGCGGGCAAACATCACCCAAGCGGACACTGCAGGCACTCTTGTTGAGCCATTCTTCTTTGACGGAACACCGTATCAAATCTACGTTATTATCAAGAGCGACACCACTCCATATACAGAACTGTCTCTTGGTGACATTCCTGATACGCCAACATGTTCTGTTAAGCCTTTTGGGATTCCTGGCCAATACACGGATAAAGCGGACAGCACGTCGCTGCGTGTTTAT